CTACAAACACCAAGCCCCCTTCCGTAAAGAAGGCTCAACCGAGAAGTATTTATAGAAAAATGCACTTAACGACAACTGAATGCACCGTCTGGGGCAATCTTAGGGCGCGGAATTGGGCTGCCGCGTTCTCTTTTTACCCCCGTTCTTCAAGATACATGTGTTCTTCCCCCTTTCACATAGTCTCAGACGGTGTGTTCAGTTGTCGTTAAGTGCTTGATTTTTTTTAAGGGACGCGGCAAAGGGAGTGTATAACGGAGTGTCGGAGCGTGACCTGATAAATGCCGAGCTTGCGCAGCGCGAGTTAGCGCGGCGGTCGTATCGGTGGTACTTACCGTATGTCCACGGTGCGCAGTGGAAGGAGACGCGGATGAGCCGCTTCATAGCGGACAACGTGCAGGACTTCCTCGAAGCGGAGACGGGACACGCATATGACATCTTGGTCATAGAGAGTCCGCCGCAGCACGGTAAACTGATAGCTGATGATACCCCGGTCTTAACATCGGAAGGATGGAAAAATCACGGTGATTTAAAGGTTGGGGATTATGTTTTTAATCATAGGGGCGAAAAAGTACGGATTACCCATGTCCACCCTAAGTATTTTGCTAATCGAGAAGTATCTCTCACTAACGGCGAAATAATAAGGTGTCACGAGAACCATGAATGGCTTGTTTATTCTCGATGCCGTAGTAGCCACCCCCTTTGTGTTGTTGAAACCAAGTTCATGGAAGGCCGAGTGGGCTACGGCTCGCAAGAGAAAAAACGCGGTCACAGGTATAATTTTCAAATCCCCCTCCGGGCTCCGATAGAGGGCGAAGAAAAGGACGTGGCTGTTGAACCGTATGTACTTGGTGTGTGGCTTGGTGACGGTGCGAATACCAAACCCCAGATATGTGCGTGTGCATCTGATCGAGTTACCCTCGATGAGTGCCGAAAGTTTTACCCCAACGGGGCAGAGTGGGTTCATAAAGACACCGGAGTTATAACGGCTTCCTATATAGGGCTTTATAAAGACCTGCGCGAGTACGGCATGTGCTATCGGCATAAGACTGAAAAGCATATTCCTGAGACCTACCTGACGGCAAGTCATCAGCAGAGGTTAGAGCTTTTAGCAGGGCTGATAGACACGGACGGCTATGTTGATAAAAAGCATCACCGCATTGTGTTTACAACCGCAGACCCTAAGCTTAAATCCAGTTTTGAAGAACTCATAGCTACGTTTGGTTGGCGCACGACCACTTGCACGTTTAAGCCCTGTGTAAGTTCAAGCGGCGTTGTCGGCAGGCACGAATATTGGCAGATTGCATTTAACCCGACTGAATATATACCCTGTCGCATTGAGCGCAAGCGGCTTACGGATTTTGCAAAGCAGAGACGGATTGCTATTTGCGATATCCGTGAGATAGAGCCGGTGCGTGGTAATTGTATAACCGTAGAGGGTGGTATTTATCTTGTCGGAAAAACAATGATACCCACGCATAACAGCCTCACGGTTACGGAAACTTTGCCCAGTTGGTATTTAGGGCGATGGCCGAAAAACCGCGTGATAGTTGCCAGCTACAACGAGGACTTCGCGGAGAAGTTCTGTAGGCGCAACAAAGAGAAGATAAAGCAGTTCGGGCAGACGCTGTTCGGCATCAAGATAGGCGATATCGACAGGGCTGTGGAGTTTGAGCTGAGCAATCACATGGGTAGGCTCATTAGTCGCGGTCTGCGTTCGGGCATCACCGGCAACCCCGCGAACTTGGTCATTATAGATGACCCGGTTAAAAACCGCGAGGAGGCCGACAGCGAGACCTTCCGCGCAAAGGTGTGGGAGGAGTGGCAGAACTCGGTCAAGTCCCGTCTCGCGGCGGGGGCTAAGGTGGTCATCATCATGACACCGTGGCACGAGGATGATCTTGCGGCGCGAGTGCTTGCCAACGAGCATAACGCCAGACTGCTGCGCCTGCCGGTTGAGGCGGAGGAGAACGACCCGCTGGGACGCCGTGTGGGCGACCCGCTGTGCCCTGAGCTGGGCAAGGACGCGGCGTGGCTGGCTGACTTTAAGGCCAGTTACATATCCGACCCGCTCGGCGGCGCACGTGCGTGGTCGGCGCTGTACCAGTGCTCACCGCGTATTGAGGGCGGCAACCTTGTCATGCGTGAGTGGTGGCAGTATTACGACACGCGTGAGATATCGAGCTTCGGTACGCAGCTTATCAGCGTTGACGCGGCGTTTAAGGGCACCGACAGCAGCGACTTCGTGGCGATCACGGTGTGGGGCAAGAGGAACAACGATTACTACCTGCGCTACTGTCTTAACCGCCAGATGTCGTTCACCGATACCCTAAAGGCGATACGCTCGGTCAAGCAGCTTTATCCGCAGGCGCAGAGGGTGCTTATTGAGGATAAGGCAAACGGCTCGGCGATAATTGACGTGCTACAGCGCGAGATGTTCTGCATACCAGTGAACCCCCGCGGCGGCAAGGAGTCCAGAGTTAACGCGGTAAGCCCTGCGATAGAGTCAGGACATGTGTTCCTGCCGGTAGGTGCGCCGTGGCTGGAGGCGTTTATAGACCAGTGGTCGGCGTTCCCCGCCGGAGCGCACGACGACATGGTTGACTCGTCCACGCAGGCGTTGTCATTTCTTCTGTTCTCATCCGGCCTATACGAGCTGCCTGAGATTCCCGAGGAGGTGCTGCTCGCCGACCGTGAGCAGGAGGCCGTGCTTGACGGAAACCGGCTCTACGACGTATACGGTCAGAACGAGGCATGGTAGCACGGCTTGAAAGGAGTAATAGATACATGGAATTTATATACGGGGCGCTTGGAGTAGTTCTTGCTCTGGGGCTGTTCGCGTTCGGCGCGTTTGTCGGCTGGCGCATCAAGGGGCGCATGATAGAGGCGGCCAGACGCAGCTATGCCGAGGAGATAACAGAGAAGGAGCGCGAGGAGCTGAGAGCGGAGCAGGAGGCATTCTCCGCGCTTATGGGGTATAACATAGACACGGCTTACGGGCTGAACGAGGGAGTGAGAGCCGATGAGTAAAAACGACTACCGCAGCTCGACGGACAGCAAGACAAGGGCGTGGAGGTATTATGAGCTGGGCAGGTCGTACAACAACGGTCTGGTACCCAATCAGTACCGAACGGTCAACACCAACGTGGAGTTCTTTGCCGGCAACCAGTGGCTGCACATACCCGAGACGAAGGCAATGAGCCGACTTGCCAAGCCGGTGTTCAACATCGTAAAGCGTATTACGAGCCTGTTCGTTGCGGCGCTGACCTCAAACGAGACAACGATATCCTTCGACTCGCTGAGCTATTACGACGGAGAGAACCTCGCAGACCCCACATCCAATGCGGCAGAGTATGCCACTGCTGAGGTGCGTAACCTCATGGACAAATTCAAAATGAACTACAGAGTTCGAGAGGCTCTGTTTGACGGCGCGCAGACAGGTGACTACTGTGCGCATTTTTATTGGGACGCCAACGCCTTGCCATACGGCGGCGCGTTTGGTGCGTATCGCGGTGAGATACAGATGGAGATGGTTGACGGCATCAACGTCATGTTCGGCAATCCCAACGATCGCCGCGTACAGGAGCAGCCGTATGTGCTTATCGTAGGCAGAGATACGGTGGAGAACCTGAGAGCCGAGAAGGAGCGCTTTGATAAGAGAAACAAGCGCAAGGGCGAGGCCGACAGCGGCTTTTTGGGTATGGGTATTCAAGCTGACAGCGACACCGCCGAGCAGATAGGTGTGGGTGGCAAGCACGAGCTGATACAGTCCGACGACAAGAATGGCAAGTGCCTTTATGTGTACCTGTACGAGAAGCGGACTCACGAGGAGGACGTTATAGACCCCGAGACGGGCGAGGCCGCCGAGGAGCCCGAGCTTGACGACAAGGGCAACCCTATACCGCTCATGTCCAACGGTGCGCCGGTCGTTAACCCCGACGGTACGCCCCGCTACAAGACCCGGAAGGTAAAGCATCTCGTGACCTCGGTGTACGTTACCAAGGCGACCAAGAGCTGCAACATATACAGCGAGATAGATACCGGCCTGACGCTTTACCCGATAGCGTGGGGAAACTGGGAGCACCAGAAGAACCAGTACCACGGCAGAGCGCTTGTAACCGGCATTATCCCGAACCAGATATTCATCAACACCATGTTCGCAATGGTCATGCGCCACTTGCAGCTCATGGGCTTTCCGAAAGCCGTGTACAACGCAGACCTCATCGGGCAGTGGAATAACGAGGTCGTCAGGCTATTGCGGTACCTG